GTCCATTTGCGGCACTCGTACGCGGTTCTGAAACCAAGCAGTTTTGCGCTTCAAAAAACCCAACTCAGAAAGTGGTCTGATTGCAACGCCCTCACTGTCTTTCTCTGCAGGGGTATATTCCAACCCATGCTCTCGAAAGAACTTAGAAACGGAAACAAAATTGAACATTGACTGCATTTCCGTAGCTACAGCCAAAGCGTTGTCATCACCATAAATCCCATCTCGCACGGTCTTATTGTACAATCCAGGTTCACGTCGCCCTACCAACGAATAGAAAGCGATTCTCAAGTACATGGCGTTAACCATGGTGTTTATTATCACTGTCAGAGCACATCCAGAAGGCATGCCCTGATGGGTCATATAAAGGGTGTTCATAACCAACTGACAAGTATGAATAATCATTGAAATAATCATCCTCCTTATCAGACGGCATTGTTGTTGGGTCCATACATATTCTCGTTCTCCGACGACAACTCTGATTCCGTCCACATTATCATCATACCAGTCAGATATTATCTCACTGCAGTCATCCATGCATTCAGGAAAGAGAGTACCATCAAAGCAACCAAAATCTCCATCAAATCCAGAATTAGAAACTTCTTCCATTCTTCGCCAGAACATCTCCCAGTCAAAAGATTCACAATCAATTCCAATGGCTGAGAAACTCTTCAACTTATTCCTCTGGAAAGCATTAATAAAATCAATAAAGAAAATTCTCGTAATAACTGTGAAGTGGACAGGCGCAATTGTAAACAAACGCGTCTTTCCCTCCTCAATCTTTTTGAGCTTCCGTCTCTCATCTTTCATGCAATCTATCCAAACAGTCTCGGGTATCTGGCAATCAGTCAACTTATCTAAATCAACACAAACAGCATCAGCTAGTTCCGGTTTCAGGGTGTACACTCCATTCTCATCATTGTCAATCAACCAGCTCTTTCCGGTTCCTCTTCGCATTGATACCCAGGGAAATCCTGGACTCGATGAAAGATTCATCGCATTCACACCAGTTGAATCACCATGTAAAACATAGTTCATATCCAAATCGATTCTTCGTTCACGTGGGAAAGGCATAGTCATTTCCAATCCAACTTCAGCTTTGGCATACCTCCTGATAGCAGGTTCAAAAGGCACAGTCTTACGACCGTACTTATTGATTCCCATCATCATCGGAGAATGCCCAGACTTATTTCGCGGATCTCGGTTTGTCAAGACACTAGGTTCAGTCACATGTTGTCGGACTTTATCAAAAATTGGGGTCGGTCTTATATCGGTCTTCTCATGTTGTCTAGGGGCATACTGCGGTAAAACAGCACCAATTGGAGTAAAATACCCTTGAGGGGATACTCGCATCTCCAATCCTTGCCCGAGGATTCCAGAGTTATCAAAATCGGGTCCTTTTATGGCACCTGTCTCAGTTGCATCTAATAAAGCATTCAGCATTTCTCGAGTTACTAACTCAGAATATCCAAGGCCTGCACCTGGCTTGCCAGCCACGTGTATTCCAATGAATTTTCCTTCTATGAGCTTGTTGTTTATAAGCAACACAGCTCCACAGTCACCAGCTCTCGT